CCAAGCGGTTACGCAGGGGGAGGGATGAAGAGGACAGACGAAGAACGCCTATCCGAGTATCGTTTTAATAAAATTCTGTACAACTGGCGAAGGGAGCTCCGAAGAAAGAAGATCCAAAAACAGATCCAACAAGAAAAAGCAATAACCACCCCTAGTACGGGAAGAGAGGAAATGAAGAAAGAAATAGGAAATATTGGGAATTATTACGGAATGCTTACCGCTAAGAAGAAGAAGGGGCTTTTTTATTGGTCGATAAAAAACTGGGACGGACACCGTTGGGAAGAAATCCCCGAGTCGCTATACAAAGAGCTTATTCAGTTTAATGACAGCCTAAAAACCGAGGCTCCCGATGAAAACCACACTAAATAAAATTAGGAAATACAACCCTTACAAAGAGTCTTGGGTTAGATTGCTGAATCACTTGGGCAAGACGGAGGCTGACGATGAGGATATTCATCTATCCGTAATTCTTGACTTACTCGGATTGCAGGATGCCATCTGGGCATTGCGAGCCGTAGACGGAAAAGAGAAAGAAATAAGACTATTCGCTTGTGACTGTGCAGAACACGTTCTGCCCATCTACGAAGCGCAATATCCTAGTGACCCAACTGTTCGCAAATGTATAGAAGTGGCACGAAGATACACAGGATGCGAAGCAACTAGTGAGGAAATGACTGCTGCTGCTAGGGCTGCTTTGGATGCTGCTGATGCTGCTTGGGATGCTGCTGATGCTGCTTGGGCTGCTAGGTATGCTGCTAATGCTGCTGGTGCTGCTTGGGATGCTGCTGCTGCTGCTGCTGCTGCTGCTGCTAATGCTGCTTGGGATGCTGCTTGGACTGCTGCTAGGGGTGCTGCTAATGCTGCTAATGCTGCTAATGCTGCTAGGGTTGCTAGGGGTGCTGAGCGCAATTATCAGGAAGCACTCATAAGGAAACTAATTGAGGGAGACAATAATGACATACGAAGAAGCAAAGGCTAAATGCCACGTTCGGTCAGGTATTTACAGAGTATCAGACCCTACCAAGACGTACACGGAGGATGACCTGATAAAATCTCATCCTGCGCTAAGAGACATAAACAGGGTTGGAAAAACTGCCCCTAATGTGTACTGGAAGAATCACACTATTCCGCTAGACCAACAAGTTCCAGAAAACGAAAAGCGCAGTAATGATTGGGAAGAATACGATCCAAGAGATCAGCCTGATTGTTCTGCACATAACGAAACACCTGCTTAACGAGGGAGACAATGAGTAAAGAAAAAGTAATCAGTATTAGGCAGGACTTTCATAAAATACTTGACACGTATAAACTGTCAGAACTGGATAGAACTACGCTGAAAGTAATAGCCGATACGCTTGTTGAACAGGTTCACCTAGCCTCTACCCCCACGCCTTCGGGAGAAGACGGGTGGATAAATACGATAAATGGCGGATGCGTGAATCACAGAACATACTTCGTAGAGATTGTGGGCGAAGATGGTAATGATATTCCGAGTTGGGATATAGCTTCGTATTACGAAGGCGAGTTCTATCCATATGGGGTCGATGAGGATGTGGCAAACCCAATCGTTCCGCGTCCTCCGAGATACAAAGCCTGTCTCCCCGATCCCTCACCAACCGAGCCGAGAACGGAAGTGTTGAGCTACAAAGGGCTTATTGAATGGTTGAGCAAGGAGCAGGAAAAAGACGAGTCGTTTCTATTAGGTGAATCCCCGATAGGCCACGACACAAGACTGTTCTTATCTGACATTCAGGAATACTTCGACAGCAAGCTCACCCCCACGCCTTCGGGAGAAAGGAAGGATAACAAGACCTGTGTTTGGGTTTGGCATAACAAAATAGACGGAACCGTTTCGCCTGGATTCAAAACAGAGTGTGGGCAGAGCGTTCTATTTGTAGACGAGATAGATGTAGAAGACTTCCACTTTTGCCATATATGTTCATGGCAAGTTGAGTTAAAATCACGACCCCCACTCCCACCCACCCAACCCAAGCCAATCACGGCGGGAGATGTGGACTGGGAAAATGATTCAACAATCACACTAAAGGGGCATTATTGGTGCAAGCAAGAAAAGTGCAATGTCATTTGGAGCGGAGAATCGTTCGTTTACGAAGATAAATCAGAACACGTTTCATCAGATTATTTCGACTATTACGGTCCATTAGAAAAAATATAACAACAACACGTTAGGGGTAAAACAAAATGGCTAGTTACAAAAAGGGCGGTCTTGATATGAAACGCTACACCGTTCAGAAATCAAACGGAAAACCCGTTGATCCCAAAGCCAAGTACCTTGTGCTTCGAGCAGACAAAGACCCTCACGCTTTGATAGCACTGGAAGCATATGCGGAAAGCGTTTGTCTTGAGAATGAACAGCTTTCAGACGACATAAACGCGCTGATTGATGAGGTTCAGAAAGCCCGTCTAGAGGAGGGAAAGGAATGAGTGACGCTAAAAAAAAGAAGCGACCCCGGATAAGCCAAAAGCGAACCGACCGGAAAAAGGCGTGGAACAAGGCGCAATCAGAAGCCCTACAAATTACGCTTGCTCAATGGTTCGCGGAGGGCTTAGTGATACCGCCCGGCTACGTTGTGGACCACGCAGTACCCAAGGAGTGGTGTTTTAACCACGAGAAAAGCCCGGAGCGTACAGCGTCCCGTAGAAACCTTCAAATCGTAACGGCAGACTACAACCTCGAGAAAGGAACCCGGCTATATCCCGAGTCCTTTGAAGTGATAGCCTTTTGGGAAGCCGAGGACGAAAATGAAGTCGAGTAAACATTTTGAAGATGTCAACAAGAGGATCGAGCAAGCGCGTGAGGCTGCAAGAAAAAAGGAGCCTCCGAGCCTTTTTGATATTCCGGACAAAACAACCAATAAACAACCACAAACAGAGGTTTCTAAATGATACGGTTTCCAATTCCTTTTCCTAAATTCTTGATTCATCACGTTTCAAAAGGCTTGTCCGATAACCCCCAGGACAAGAAGGGGCAGGGCCGGGCAGCGTTTAATCTTGGCCCGCTTGGAATATGGATAGACGATGACACAGCGTCACACGTTATTGAACAAGAAAAGGTTGAGGTCTACTTGACTTCATTTTCTATTTTCCTGTGCGCCGTCATATTTTGGTTGACCTTCATTTCGTGGTGGTCCCTTCTTGCCCTGATCCCGTTTTTGATCTATCCAACATCAGGGTTTTTCCACTACCCGGGTTCCAGAGTGTTCAGAAGATTCTTTGAGATCCGGACACACGCAATAATGGGCCGGGCCTACTACTTGGAGTGGTTCGCAGATCAGCCCTCAGAATTTATTGAGCAAGTTGCCCGCGAGTGGGCTGCGAGACACGCCCGCTCAATGGAGAGCTACGGGCCGTATGACTTGGACCTCAAGGCAATAGAAATCGAGCGGAGACTCATCAAGTTTATGGGGTTCGAATGATAAAGAGACGCGAGGTGATTGAACGGATCACGATATATGCCACGTTCGAGGAGCAGCTTGCAGAATATCATTCAATAATGATTGACCGCTCCTTTACGAAGCACAGCATTGAGCGGATCAGGCAAGGCAAAAACACCGTTCATTCCGTAAAGATCACCTATGAACGAAAGGTAAAAAAGAAACCCGCGCCTACCGTTATCCGGAACCTTACGCAGAACGTACCGTAATGTAGGACGGCCCCAAGAACACTTAAATAAAGAGACCGATGAGCAAGTTAGCTATTTCAATTCAAACCACACCCCACGACCGGGCGATGGATTTTATTTACGACTACAAGGTCCCCGGAAACTACAAGGACCAAGACAAGATTGACGCGTACCTCCAAAAAAAGCGTGAGGAGTTTCTTGAAAACAAGGCTCCGTTTGATGCGCTTGCAGCCGAGATCGTTATGGTCTCTTTGGTCGCACAGGATGAGCCGGGAAAAACACCCCATCACTTTATTCTAAACAGCGCAGTAGACGGCTGTGCTACGGATGAGGTGGAGGGGCCGTCCACTTTTTCCTTTTTCCAAGAAGAGAAGGATCTCCTTGTTGCTGTTCTTGATCTTTTACGAGCCGGAGCAATGACAAAGGTTACTAGCCACAACCTGCACAAGTTCGTTCTCCCAATGCTGTTGCGCCGGGCTTGGCGGGCCAATATTATCAACGGGGTATCCTTTATTACCCCTGATGGCAGGTATTACGATCAATGGAAGTTTTTCGACACGATGAACGCTTGGAGCCTCGGCATTACAGGGGATGAGTTTGTTTCCCTCGAAAAGCTCGCCAATCACCTCCGGATCTTTGCTTTATCCGGCGAGACCCCAAAGGCTATGACCGAGCCAGAGACCACGCTAGATAGGTTGAAATCAAACTTCGCAGAAACGGTCGAGGATATTGAGGAAATGTTGAAAATTCAACTATTAGTAGCTGAACGGATCGGGTTCTAAAACTTTTTTTATCCTTTTAAAACGGCCTCGGGGAGCAATTCCCGGGGCTTTTCTCGTTTTAGGCATATTTTATTACCACCTTTCTTCCGTTTTCAGGAACCTTCCGTAAACCGTACCGTGTAAGGGGTAGATTATTTCTACCAATTAAGAGACCGGAAATGGAAACACCTACACCAAAATTCGCCAACCTAATAATGCACTCAGATATTCGACCATTCGAAGTCATTGAGGCTAGGACGGATAAAAAGCTAATCATTCGGGAAATGGGCTCAAGGCTAGTAGAGGGATGGTTCCCCGACATTAAGGCGGGCGGGTTCCTCGGGTTTTGCGTCAACAACGATAATCAGGAATACAAATATTTTCAGGCCCCGGCAAACAGCACCATCGAGATACGTCTGCATAAAGATGGAAAATGGAGAGACCCAAGCGGAGACAGGTACAGCATTTCAGATCATCCCGTTCGCTTTCACGACTACAACTTTTAGGACTATGAAAATCACCGGATTCAGAATGAAAAACCAGTTAGTCAACGAGCTATCCTTGGACCTCGGGGCGCTCAAGGCCATTCGTTTACTACCGGATTACGAGGAGGACTGGATGCTCAAGCGCATAGTAGACGGACTTGCTTATCAAATCAATGCTACCATCGAGCGTTGGAGACAGGGCGATTCTAGCGCATATCAGGACCCGGGATTTTAAAGCATTCTTGTTTTTCTTCCGCTTTGCGGAACCTTCCGTAAACCGTACCGTAGTATAGGGGGAGGCAGGTAATAAACAATAGACCGAGACAGAAAATGCGTAACGACTTCGACCCCAATAGATTCGGCCCGGACGATGCTCCGGACGTCACTCTCATTTGCGCTAATTGTAAAACCACTTACAGTCAAGATGATACCGGGCTAGGCGTTGATTCGGTCTGCCCATCTTGCGAGGAAAACCCAAGAAAGGTTACGTTCTGCGTAAACACTAGTTACACAAACGCCGAGCTAATCAAGCTTGGCGAGTGCGACCTTCGGGCATACAATCCAAACGACTAATCGAGACAAGGGAATGATTTACGACCACAAAGATTTTTACCTATCAAAAGACCGGGCAATTTTGCTCCAAGCAAAAGAGATCAAAAAGACCGCCAACGAGTGGATCGACAGATTCGATGCGGCCGAGTCCACGTTCTCAAAGCGCGGGTATCACGTAGAGCTACAAGTTCTACACGAATATGCAGACCTATCGAAGTCGTATCTCCTCGCAGTCGTGAAAAACACAAAAGGTCTTGTTCCTATAACGGACGATATACCAATCCAAGAACTCATTGCTAACGAGGCAAAAGACGAACCCGACACGGTTCTATCAGCCCTTGTTCTATACGCCAACACATCTACTTCCTCATTCGATGTTGTGCGAATCCTCGAATCACTAATCGTCACTCAATAGAGACCGAAAATAAAAAAGTACCCATCCATCATAGTTGAAACTCAGCGAGTAGAAAAAACAGGCGGGGATATCCATATATCCAACCAGTATTGGGAAATCAAGCCAAAGGATTACTCCACCGTTTACGCCAAAGACTCGGTTTCCAGTTATGGACGAACACCGGATTTACTACCGTTGAAAAGGGCGCTCAAGGCGGTGGATAGTTTTACGTGGCGAGACCTCGAGTTGATAAAGGCCCTCACAAAAAAGGTGATCCTTCAAATATTATCCGAGAGCATAGACAACATCAAGTCTCAAGTAGACAGTCTCGCTCGGACACTTACCGAACTCATCTAGTTCCGGTTTGCGTTATTCCGCTTTAATCCATTATATTGAGAACTCAATCCACTAAATAAAACTATGTCAGGCAAAGAAGTCAGGGCAATCAGGAAACGTCTTGGATTCTCTCAGAAAGCGTTCGCTAAAATGCTCGGTTACGAGCGGGACAGAACAATCTCTGAGATCGAAAACGACCGCGCTCCAATCTCAAAGGCTGCCGTGATAATCCTCGGATTTATCGTTGCAACTGAAAACAGGGAAAAAAGCGAATAATGAAAACTTCCATCAGTACCGTATTGAATCAACCCCGGGTAGACAGGGGGCCTTTCGACATTAACGATGCTCGATGTTTATTCCTGTTTACCCAAGTTCAACACCTCGAAAGCCTACACCGACCAACAATAGGCCAAAGGGATTCACTAAATCAGGCCGTCCGTGAACTCCGTTCATACGGACACCTATCAGAACCGAGAGACACGAATGATCGCAGTATTCGCAGATATTCACGCCCGGGACAAGGACTTGCCCGAATTCTCAAGGCAGTTTCGGACCGCCTTGACGGGGGCGGTAGATCGAGGGTGTAAAAATTTCATCCTTGCCGGGGACGTTTTCGACTTCCCAAACATTTCGACGGGTGGGGCCTCCGTTGGCGATATCATAAACGCTATCAAGGCCCCGCTCATCGATATTGCCAAAGGCCACTTTTGCCGGGTGTTCATTATCCCCGGGCAGCACGACAAGGAAAACGAGACTAACCGGGACGCGCTAACGAGCCTCGAGGGAATCCCGAACGTTGAGATAATCAGGGAGCCTAAGTGGGTTTGCATAAACCTTCCAAGCGGAATCTCAATGGGAATTGCCTTTTTGCCTTGGCTATACAAAGAGTCAGCTTGGCCCGATATAAAAGCCCTTTCAGAGTTGAAGCCACCGGGACTATCACGAACCGCCCTATGTTCTCACCTACGGGTTCAGGGAGCAAGGATGAACGGAGATCGGGTATGTAACCGGGAATCATTCTCAGTATCAGAGGAGCAACTCAAGACCACTACGTTCGACCGTTTTTGGTTTGGTGACTTTCACGAACGCCAAAACACCGCGGATAACCGGGGAATGTACGTAGGAGCATTGCGCCAAATGGACTACGGACACGCCGGGGAGCCTCAAGGGTTTGAGATTTACGACCCGGCAACAAATACAGCCGAGTTCGTCGAAATAAATTCAGCACCACGTCACGAAGTACTCGACTGGATCAAGGGGGACCCGAGGCCAACACCAACCCCGGGATTTAATACCCGGATCAAAACGATTGATTGGGTAGCTACGGATGAGGACAGCCCGGCAGAACCCGGAGTGGAAGTGACCTACAAGGTCAAGGCCGAGCATACCACCGCCCGGATATCCCCGGAGGAGGCCGTAGCCATCGTGGACGATAAACACGCTTTACTTGATCTTTTCCTCGACAACGAGAATTACACCGAGGATCGTACAGCACTTCACGAGACCCTCAAAACGGTAGCCGTATAATGAGAATTCTATCCTCTTACATTCAAGGTTTCGGACCACACAAATCGTTATCTACTCAATGGAGTGATTACCCATCCGTTACCCCTGTCATTGCCGAGAACGGAGCGGGCAAGACGTCTATCATTGGGGCTCCTTTCGCAGCCATATTCGGGGGCTTCCCTTCATACAAGGGCAACATCTACAAGGCCCTTACAGAGAATGGTAGCCGTATAATGAGAATTCTATCCTCTTACATTCAAGGTTTCGGACCACACAAATCGTTATCTACTCCATGGAGTGATTACCGATCCGTTACCCCTGTCATTGCCGAGAACGGAGCGGGCAAGACGTTCATGATTGAGGCTCCTTTCGCAGCCATATTCGGGGACTTCCCTTCATACAAGGGCAACATCTACAAGGCCCTTACAGAGAATGGTAACGGTCAAGGCCGAGTTGAAACAGTCGTAGAGATCAAAGGAAAGGTTTTTAAGATCGTAAGGATCGTCAGCGTTTCAGCGTCAGGCAAGACGAAAGACAATACTGCCGTTGTCTTGGAGGGGCCGGGCTTCATAGAAAACCCGCCATTCAAAGGCCCTAAACAACGAGACTTTGACTTTTGGGTCAAGACCCACATCGGTACAAGGGAGTTAGCGGAGGCCACTTGGTTCTCCTGCTACCGATCAGACAAGGATCTTTGCGAATTACTGCCATCAAAGCGGTCGGACCTGATCGGGGACTTTATCAACGTTTCAAGCCTCGGGGAAATCGCCAAGTCTGCGAAGTCTCAGAAACAAGTATCAAACACCCGAGCCTCGCTGATAGGTAGTCAGATCAGGGACCAAGACCCTAATCACGATATCTCTGAACGGATCATTTCCGAGTCTGAAAAAGAGGAGATCGTAAACCAACAGATCGCCACGCTAAATGGTGATATCTCGAGGATTAAAAAAGAAGAGGATAAAATACTCGACTCCCTTTCAGAATTGACCGCCAAGATGGGAGCAGCCTCCAAGTACACGGAGGCACAAGTACAACTAGAAAAACTGATTGCATCCGGGGAGACGTTCCGGGCAGAAGTCGAACGGCTCAAAAACATATCAGTAAGGATCCCTGAGCTCGAGGCTATCAGGAAGAAGGCCGATGATACACTCGAGCGGTCAAGGGAAATGCAAGCATTTTTCGACGCAAAGATGGAGGTCTACAAGGCCCGTACGACTCTCGAGGCTGCCGAAGCTGAATTAGAGCGTATACCATCCCCGATAGATACCGCGGCGATTGAACGGGAAATAGAGAGCATCAGGAGCAAGAACGCACCCACTACGGCACGAATCAAAGCCTTAGAGGTTAAGCGGGCTGAACTTATGCAACAAACCCCTCCGGGATTAGCCGAGGTTCTCGATGAGATTGAACAAAAGAACACGGAGATGAGGTTGTGGTCCGATCAGATTATGGGCCTACAAAAGAGCCTAAAGTCAGAAACAGAGAACGCGGGGCGCAGAGATATTATAACCTCAAAGGTTAACACTTTGCGCGGGGTACTTGAGTCCGTTAAGCCCGGAGACACGGAGTACACTCGGGAGCAACTCGAGGCAGAACGCGATCTGTATATGGACCTATCAAGGCAAGCGTCAGGACTGGACGATGCTAAAAGCGCAGCAGAATCAGTACCTAAAATGGAAGAGGAACTGGCATTCATAAAGCGGGATATCCTAAACAAACAGGATCTACTCGAGGCCCACGAACCGGATGAGAACCTAATAGAAGAACACGATCGGTTGGTTTTGCTTGCTCGAAAAACCCGCGATCAAAAAACGGAACTACAAACTCTTTTAATGACTCAGCAGTCCGGGGCGAATAACCACGCAATGGAAATCAAGTCCCTCCGATACGTTGCTGAAAAGGTCGGAATCCTAAACGAAAAAATGAAGGTCGAACAGGATAATGAGGGCCGACTCGCCATCATTGAAAGGGCATTCGGTCGGTCAGGCGTTCAGTCTATCCTCATAGAGTCTGCAATTAAGCCATTCGAGATGATGGCATCAACAATGCTTCAACAGGCCACAGGAGGGGCGAACGATCTTAGGATTGAGACAGTCAAGGAAAACCAAGACGGAACCACTAGGGAGGAAATCTCAATACTAATATCAAGCCATACCGGGGAGCGGGACGTATACCAGTATTCAGGGGGGCAGAGGAGGATATTCTCAACGATTATCAGGCTTGCTCTTGCCCGGTGGATATCGCTCCGGTCAGGGTACTCCTACGGGACGATATTCTTAGACGAAGCATTCGACAGCCTTTCGCCCAAAAACACGGCCCGACTCATTACCTTGCTAGGAAATGTTTCTACCCACTTCGATAACATTATCGTTGTAACCCCGGACCGTCAAAAAGTCTTGCAGCTACCCGAAAAAATCGAGATATAAAATGCAGATTCACGTCACCTACAAAAGCAAAAACGACCTTAACGCTCCCCGGCTCCATCGGTGGATCGTCAAGAGGTCTAAATCAACACTAGTTATTGCTTCCGCTCATACTCAATACGGGGCATACAGAAAAGCCCGGAGGCTTGCCCGGCTAACGAGAGCGGAGGTGTTCGTCCACCGTAAGGATGGCAGGATCCGGTATCGCAATTCATTTGGTAACGACCCAAGAGGCAGAGGATAAAATGCAGGTATTGACCATCAAGGCCGGGGCTGTTTTTGCCGGGCCACTAATCCACAGGCTCAAAAAACTACTTCCAACTCGGAATCAGTTCTTTTCAATCCGGCTCCGAGTCCAGTTATGGGAGGGTGAAAGCGAGGATCAAGACATATTTAGGAGTGACGGATCTAAGATCGAACGAAAAACAAACAGCCTCACGCCGGGGATATCGGGCAGACTCTTAGGGGCCTCAGATCTGAGCCTTCGGTTTAAGAGGATAAAATGGTACGGCCTTCAATCCTTTAACAATCTCGACCTCGAGGATTCAGATGAGGTTTGGTGGTCGTGGGACGGAGAAAAGATAAGCCTCACTAGGCAATCAAGGCGTGATGGCAACATCCTCTCAAAGAGTAGTCTTGGCGCCATTTATCCTAGCCGATCAGGAGAGTGGAAAGGGTGGTCCGAGGAGTTTTCCGTCACAATACATCGTCCCCGGGGAGGATCAGAGGTGACATTCCTCGTTATTCAACACGAATACTTCGGATCGACTAAAACAGGGCTTGAGATCACAGAGGATCGACAAGTTGCTTTTGAGTCATTCGAAACGAGCCACCCGGTATCTAACCTGCAGTCAACTTTTTCATCGTGGTTTTCGTTAGACCGCAAAACAGGAGGACCTTATCAAATACGGCCCATCACAGCAATCGTGTTCAAAAATGCCTAAACCAAACTGGGAAACATCGCACTATATCCCGGAGCTACTTCACCCGTCAGGTATGAGGTTGGCAACCCTTTCCAATCTTCCTTTTATCAATGGACTCTGCCAACGATACTTTAGTGTTTCGCTAGACGATATTGTCAAAAACAACGGGCAGGACACGGCCTTGTTTGACTTTATCAACCATCTTGGCCCCGGTAGATACTCCTTTCTTTGTCACGACAAAATAGCCGTTGAGCGAAAAGAGAAGGGTGCTGATGGAAACGAGTACACGGTAATTTCTTACACTTGGGTACCTTGGGAGGCCCCGCAGCCTTCTATTCTGCCATCAGGCATTATCCATAACAATTAAACAGGTTAACCATATGTGGTTCGTCATTTTTTGGATTGTCGGTTCAGGATGGTCAGTCCGTCCCTTGCCTGACGTTCCCGGCCTATCGGAGCAATGCCACTTCCGGACCGAGGCCACCTCTTTTTGTATCGTTCACGTAGACCCTCAAAACAATGGAACACACCCCGGCAAATCAGGAGTTGATAGAAAGGAGCGATCTCGATATCAGGATGAGAAGCGTACCGCCCTTACTGAAAAGGGTCACGTACTCGGTGGCTGCAATGATTATACCCAAAGCCCGGACGGTTTTCGGGAATGCCTCGTTCAGCGTAGACTTGAAAAGCATAAACTACCCGGTTCTCACTTTCTCAATGAGGAGATCGGACTCGGTACTCTGGACTCTTGGCCTAGACTTGCCCGGGGAACAGCGATTAAGGCTTATGACTTCCGAGGACAGGAAGGGATTGATTCGGGAGAAGATAAAAACTGGACTATTGAAGGTGGAGGAAATCAAAAACGCACAAGCTAACAGGGCCTCCTCACGTTCGTTCTAAGCCCCGATCTATTTAAACGGACGTAAGTCGCAGAGACAGAGACGGAAGGCTAGGCCCCGGTTTGCTTCACCACAGGAGGCAATCGGGGCCTTTTTATAGACTAGCACCAATAAGAATACCTCCGGCGATCAGTAAAGGGGCCGATCCTGTCAGTATTTTCCGGAGCAGCTTCTCCCGGCGATACATTTTGAGGGTTTTACCATTGAGCGTTCGCCACTCGCTAACCTGCCCGGAGAGTTCTTTTGAGATCCTGTCCCCGGTGCCAACCCTTAAAACGAGTTGTTCGATCTGCCTTGACTGAGCAATGATCGTGAGGGAGTCAGAAATAGCAAGCCCTGAATACGTGAGGATAATCCGCTCAAGGCCGGGTATGATAGCCGTTCGGACAGCGTGGTAGTCCTCGATAACTGGCCTTGTTACCCAAAACCCGGGGACCCCGGAATAAGACATAACCAATACCGTGTCGCGGGTGGCCTGCTCAGTTTGAGCGTTGACGGAAAGCGCGGAGAGCATCAGAAGCAAGAGAACTATCAGGACCTTCATATCTCGTATTGATTTTGGTCTCCTCAATCTCTGCAAGAAGGATCAGGAGGCGGTTTCTAAAATCGGCCGATTCAAGGCGGTGAAACGCAGCAACAACCTCGAGGGAATCAATGACAAGGGCAGAGGCATCAGATTGCGCCCGGAGGCTGTCCACGATAACCTCGGAATCGCTTATCCGTGATTTTGCTTCCCGTAGGTCGTTTGCGTATTGCGTCTCCATACGGCTAACGTGAGAGCTTGCAGCAAGAAGCACGGCAAGAACGACCAAGACAAGCCCAAGTACCTCGAGGGCAAGGGCTGTTTTATTTTTGAACATATCTAACTGGGGTAAAAGAAACGATCCTGAAATACGACCCGGGGGTGATGCACCTTTCCCTAATCCAAACCCCGTCACCGTCACGCTGAGATCCATACACTCCAGAGGAGGTGTTGGCCTCAATCGTCTGCCCACATTTACCACTCCAATCAAGAACGAGTCCGGCGTGTCCGAAGATTGTGTTTCCCTTTTTCCAAATAACAATAGACCCCGGGAGGGGGTGAACCCCCCGGAGGACAGAACTCGCCTTGATAGATCCTCGAGTTATAAAACGCGAAGCAAGGGCTGTTCTAATAGTCGGGAACTCGATTCCTCCTGCTTGATTGAGGCAGAACGAGACAAAGGCAGCACAGTAGGGGTTCCCCTTCCTGAGTCCAACGGAGGCAAGGAATCTTTCAATATCCGGACCTGCATTGTTGCCGAACTCCTGCACACCAATGTAGACACGTGCAGTATCGAGGTGGGCTTGGGCATTAGCCCGAGAGCAAAGCGAGGCCAATGATAAACATAAAGCCAAAGTAAACAGTCGCATAGGTGACATTTCCATTCTTGATTTCCTCAACTGTGTTGAATGCTCTAAGAATCACATTGTCTACCACCGCAGCAAGCGTGAGCCCAATGCTTGCTTTAGCTATCACAACCGCGAACCCGGAGAACTCGATAAAGAAGTTGAAAGTAACCCATACGGTGGCAACGGCTACAACAAGAAGGGCGATATTCACGCCATTGAATTTCAGTTTTAGCATTGGAATCAACCTTTTTTAGCTTTGCCTTTTGGCGTTTCTGTTACAGGAGTCTCCTTTTCGTCAGAGACAACAGCAGCCATATCCAACTCCTTTGATTCACGCTTGCGTGTTTCGGCAGAGGTCTTGAGTTCTGTCTCCTCTTCTGCCGTCAGGATAACCGTACCGATCAGCGCGTCCAGGAATCCAAACCCACCTTCGTACTTGCCCGCCTTGAGTTCGTCAATAACAGACTCTTTACAGGAATAAGTAACAAACGTGAACGGATCATTTAGTTTGGCCCGCTTCTCTGCCAAGAATGCGTCCTCTGCCTCGGGGTTCTCGAAAACAACGTGACCATTGCGATCAACATATATGTTTCCTTCGTGGTTTTTCTTGCCGTGTTTCCGGTATAGATCCCGGTCAAGGTCTGCCATCTCTTCCGACATTGGCTTGAGGCGGGGCCGGATTCGTGTCCCGGCGTAGGAGAGGTCTGATGGCATATGATCAAGCTTGCCAATCAATTCAAGAGAAGTGTGTACAGCGAGAGCGACACCGTAGGTAGTGAGGATCTCTATTCCAACCTGTGACATAATCGTTTAGGGTAGCGTGAAAGTGACCAACGAATGTAACAACGATTTATGAGCGGTGCAAGTTATCGGTCCTCAACCTTCTTGTATTGACACATTTGATAAGGAAGTCCCTGAGCTAACTTTTCAGCGAGACAATTCCCAAGCACCACCTCTGATAAGATTCTGTCTAGCTTGGATCCTGACGCCTCTATGCGCCGTGTGTTTTCAATAATAGCCGCTGTATTCGCCTTGACCTGTTGTGGGATCTCAGTAAGTGAATACGTGGCCCCCCCGACCGTGAAGCCGATCCCGATCAAAGAGAACGCTACAAGGAGCGTTTTCCATAATCCGGGCATATTTGCAAAGGCTCTTGTGTACTCTGACATTGGTTTTTTTAGAAGCGAATGGCGTAACCAGTCATTGTTTTACGTTCTTATGAGTGAAAGCAGAACGTAAGCCCCCGGGTATGGATAACCTCCTGCCCGGGGGCTTTTTGTCTAGTTCTCTTTAACCTCTAAGTCACTAAATCCTGCCAACACCTCGTTCCGGGTTGCTTCAAAAGCAGCTTCCCAAAGAGCCTGTGACTCGACTGAAAGCGTGTCGAGTGTAACCTGTGGAATTCGGCCCCCGTCGATACGGTGTCCTTTTTCATCTACTACGGAAATACTGAGGTTCACGGAGCCATTATCCATAACGGCTTTCCCGTCACGGGTCACAGGCACGTCCTCGTTGACGGTCTCCATCCTTTTGATAGATCCTACTGGTTGCGTCTTAGAAGCCTTGAGGTTCGTGTCCTCCATAATCCAAACAGGTACGCCGTTGCTGTCCGTCATTTGACGTCTGCGAGGGGTACTAACTGTTCTTGGTTTTGGGTTAAGCCGAACAACTACCGAGCCATTTAGCCCGGTCATTGCCGTTGGGGTTGCGCTTGCAGCGACTTTAAATCGAGATGGGGTTGCCATTTTCTTGGTCTGTGTTTTAAATGATGCGTTATTTAAGCACCGATTGCCATAAGGCGATCTTCAATGCTTTTCTTGAATGTACTAAATTCTAACTCAATTTCAGAAAGAGCTTTTTGCAATTTCTCGTTATCCTCTTCAAGAACCTGTACCCGGCCTTTTTCAGGCGAACGTCCCTTGACCATATCATAGCCTGATCCGTTCCACTTGCCGAGGTGTACAATATCCTCACCCAAGAGTTGCTCTAGGTATCTCAGGGCTTTTGAGATATCAGCGTTTACCGCATATCCGAGAATCGAGTTGGTTGAGTAGTAACCCCATCCCATCAATTCGGAAAAGTGTCCTGCCGGGAGTAGCGAGGAGTTATGAGGTGATAGTGTCGTGGTGTTGGCCCCTGAGTCCATAACCTTCATTTCCCCTCCTTCCGACCAAAGTAAAGCACCGTTTGTTATAGCCCCTGTTGGGGCCGTACCATCGTAAACGTGAATTGTATTGGTCGCAGAAGCAGCGAGAGTCGATCCACCAAGAACGAAGTTGGCTCCGTCTACCATCGTAAGGGCTTTGGCAGAGCCGTCTATGCTCATTACGGTTGTGTTCTTCCCGTCCTTGAATATAGAATCTCTAAACCTAGACGTGCCGTTTTGATAGCCAACGTTATTAAATATCAACGCGCCCGAATCAGTGTCTGTGCCGTAAGCCCCGTTTAGTGACCCACTACTTGTGTACAATGCGTTAGAAAGTGAATCACCTGCCATCATCTCCCCACTCACCTGCAACGTCCCGTAGGTGTCTGTGGTGGTTCCGATGAGGACGTTGCCTGTAAAGCTACCAGTTCCCGTCACCACTATTCCTGCTGGAATAATGTTTAGTATTGAAGCTGCTGCCGTTGCTGTGCCAAGATGAAAGCCGATACCATCAGTACCTAGACTTGCCGTTCCCCTGAAGTAACTGAATCCGTATGCGTCTGCATCACCAACGCGCCAAATCGGTGTTCTGTCATTTGCCGTAGTGGTTGCACTTTTGAACCCACCAGAAGCCGTAGTTATTACGGTACTCGCAAACGTGGAAACTTGTGTCGCGTCTATCGTTAGTGCAAGTGTGGGGTTTTGGTTACCGCTTTGAGTTGTGTAAAACTTGAGAGAAGCGGGCATATCGTTTACGCCCGCCGTGCCAGACACAACACCAACTATCGAAGCCCCAACGCTCCGGTAATCTGCACCGTCTGCCCCTGCAAAGTTAATTGCTCCTAATACATCACCATTGTTGACGAGTCCATTTGTTGAGCCATTTGACCTTGCCAGTGTTACTTGTCCACCCCTAGCCGCCGTTGTACTGTCTGTCTTAACGAGTATTCCGCCACTAAATGCACCGTCAAAAACCATTAACTGTGGTAAGAATGTACTCGAAGTTACACCTGAATACACTTGAACGACTGCACCTGTACCGTGTGTAGCGACGCCCGTTCCTACCGCCCCCGTAGTGGTTATTGTGCCTGATCCAAGTGCCAACGCCCCCGACATGGTGAGGTCGGTTATCCCTGAGAGTGCGCCCTGAAATACATACGCCCCACTTGGGAACGTACCTGGATCTACCCTTTCGGCGGGGATGGTGTAGGTACCTGCTGATACACCGTCCAATACGGATGAATAGGCTTGTGTATCTTCCCCGATCACAAGGCTTAGTGTGGTTGGTGTTACGTTCGAGTTGAGTAGTGTAGAAATGGACGTTAACGCCGTTCCACCATTCGCAACGGGCAATACACCCGAAACGTCTGTTGTCAGTACAATCGCGTTACGTGTTAGAACCTGACCCGATAAGGTTAGGTAATCAAGTGACCCGCCTAGAGTTACATCGGTCGAATTGTCCGTTCCTGACGGATCGACTCCGAGCGTGGTCTGCGCGTCACCTTGTGTCGCGTCATCAATCAACGTGGCAATGAAGGTGGACATTGTGGCCCCTTTCAGAATAACCGCGCCCGTTACGGTTAAGGACGCGAGCGTAGCCAACCCACTCGTTCCAAGCGTTGTTATCCCTGAGAGTGCGCCCGCGAATGTGACTGCGCCTATCGTAGAAACAGAAAAAGCATTATACCACGTTGAGCCGTTGTACATATCAAGGTTGAACCTGTTACTAGTGTCCAACCTGAAAGCCGATTTATATACATCTGTTAGGGTGACAAATCCTTCCCCCGCAACATCACTCCGATTGCCAATTATATTTAGCTTTACACTTGTCGAGTCCGCCCCAATAGTGACAACGCCTGTGGTGGTGAGATTCTCGTTTCCAAACGATATAGCTCCACTTGCACTAGTTATTGATCCCGTTGCTAGAATCAAATCAGACGAAATAGTGTGGGTTCCACTAGCCAACGTACTCGGAAAGACATACGCCCCTGCGCCGAACGTGCCTGCTGTGACGAGTGAAGCAGGGATTGCGCCCGTTGCTATTGTGCCAAGTGTTACAATAGAGGTCGAGCCCGTGTACGTACCTGCTGAAACAGCCGCGAGTGTGGCGTGGTAGGCTTGTACGCTTGTACCGATCACCAAGCCTAAAGTGGTTGGCGTGACGTTTGAATTAAGAAGGGTCGATATGGACGTTAGCCCTGTACCGCCGTAGGTAGCCGATAGTACGGTTGTAAGTGATAGACTATTAAGCGAAGCAAGCCCACTCGTTCCAAGCGTTGTGAACGAACCGGCAGCAGCCGTAGCAGCACCAATAATTGTCCCGTCGATATTACCGCCGTTGATATCAACTCCGGAGAACGTCTGAGTTGCCGTAAAACTCTGAGCCCTTTCTAAAAAAGAAACGGTTTCAGAGGACCCCGCCTCATCAATAGAGATCAAGGCCCCGGCAGCGTTAACATATAGGGTTGAATAACCTGCCACCCCGGAAGGAGGTGAGGATTCTTGCTCCATTCGAACCCCGGCATTGAACTCAGGCGCCACGTTGTAGGACCATATTCCAGTAATGGTCTCAACGGATGCCGTGTTCGCGTAGTCAGACTCTACTTCATCGCCAACGTACTGAGCGAGGACAGAAAGTGCCACCTTCTTCCATACGCCCGCAACCTGCAAGCCTAGATAATCACCATCGGCAGGAGCAACAACTTCATCCCTAGAATCAAGCGTTACGAGTACAAGTGGATCGCTCATTATGTCACCCTGTCAGTTAAGGCCGTTCCTTCATCGTCAACGAGAAAGGTTAAAAAGTTATCTAAGAGGAGGTAGGTCCGGACAGTCACGTTTTCATTAATCGTAACTACTCCTCGGGGAACGAGCATCCTAGCCTGTCCGCTCGGCACTACCATTCGGACCGCGCCTCGCCCTGTTGAATTTCTCTGATTAGTTGCCATCAGGATCGAATAGGTTAAATAAGAAGTCGCGTGGAGTGTCAGGGTTCGGGATGAGAGTTGTTCGCATCCCGCCAACGGTATCAGTATATGAAACGAGTTTGTAATCTGTTCTCAAGGCTAGGCCGGAAAGGTCGCAAACCGGGCTATACATGGCATCTACCGCTTGCCCGGGAATCCCTAATGAATCCGATATTTCCGTTTTATCGGTTGAGTCGGAATCATTTACGGCAAATACCCGAACGGTTTTCCCGGTCAGGTCGGTATCAAAAGGCCCGATCTGAACAACTACGCCGATAAGTCTTGGAAGTGGTGTTACGTTTTTCATTATGAGATATCGTAAATAGCTATTTTTTTAAGTGTCCCACCGAGACTAAACTCAATGTAACCATAAAGAGAACCTGCCGATCCGTGTTGCGTGGTGGATGGAATATACAACGCAGTTTCAGCACCAACCCCTGTTGCTACCGAATAGCATTCGGCCCGGAGTTCGGTTGATACTATCGAGAGACCACTTCCAAGCGTAAGAAATGCCATTGATGAGGCTGAATCGTCCCAAAATAGCATATTGTCTGCCCCGGGGTCTGATAGTCCCGCGATATCATTCAGGAAAGTGTCGTACGCCTGAACGTCACTACCGATGGCCAACCCGAGATTTGTCCTTGCTCCGGAGGCCGTAGAGGAGCCTGTTCCCCCGTCCGTCACCGGAATATCTGTTCCGTTCGCCCGGTAGATATAAGCCCCCGCAATCGTGGCCGTTGAGCCTGATACAGAAATTGAAGGGGTCGATATAATGTTTCCGGCAATAATTGTTGTACCCGAAGCGTGAGAGGCTGTAAATACCCCTGCTGTAATTTGCGTATATGTCGTTGCATTCGTTCTTGTTATTAGCCCCGTTGTCGAAAGTTGAACCCCTGCCGTAGAGACAGAATATCCTGATGTTTGAAGGTCTCCTGTGATAGTAAGGTTGGCAATGCTTCCGGCAGTCGTGGCGGTCAGGGTACTCGCTGTTATTGCCCCGGAAACTGTCGCGCTCGAGGCAATCACCGCCCCACCCGTTGAAACGGTAAATACGTTAGGCCCAATATTGATTGACCCTCCGGTCAGGGTAGCATTCGAGGAAGTCACAGCCCCGGCGTTGTCTGCCGTGAAAACGCCACTACCAAGATTGATCGAGCCTCCGGTCACGGTCAGGTTGGATGCAGTAACAACTCCACCTGCATCAACGGTGAAAACGTCCGGGCCGATATTGATTGTGCCTCCGGTAATAGATCCTCCGGTGATCGACATACTCGAGGCCGTCACCGCTCCAAGAGCCGTAACCACAAAAGCGGAGTTGATATCAATAGATCCGGCTGTCACCGCGCCAAGATCGGAGTTTATAGATGAAAGATTCGTTACTGTGATGTCATCTGCAACAATGGACCCGGATTGAATCGCCCCTCCTGTAATAACTGTTGCCCCGGTTGATCCGAGTATTAAAATACGTCCGGCAGACATGTCAGTAAGTTTCAGCTTGCCATAAGTCGCTCCTTCCGAAACATCGTCAATATTACCAACTGACGTACTTAGGAGGATATTACCGCCTGAAATCGCGGTCGTGTTTACTCTGCCATACGTAGCCCCGTTTGAAATATCGTCCAAACTCCCGGTCGCTGCGGACAAAAGAATATGCCCGGCTGAGATATCGGTAGTGAGAACCTTTGCATACGTTCCGTTGGCTAGATCATCTAAACTGCCCGTTGCCTCCGCTAATAGGATTCGCCCTGCTGAAATAGCGGTCAGCAAAATGCGTCCATATGAGGACCCGTCTCCAACATCATCTAGCGACCCTGTCGCACCGGACAGCAGCACCGAACCGCTCGAAATTTTAGAGGCCAATACGCGGGCATAGGTCGATCCGTTTGGAACATCATCCAAGCTGTCAGCCGTAGCCAACGCCCCGGCATCTGTAAGGCTTGCGATTCCTGAACCGCCAGTAATAACTATCGACCCGGACAGTAATACGTTCGTTGCTGCGAAGTCTCCTGTCTTGGTAAACGCCCATCCGGTAGTTCCCCGGGCCGTGATATTCCAAGAAGCGTCGAACGTGCCGTCAAAGTTGGTTGAGTAAAGGGCCGGGCCTTCCACTTCTATTCCGTCAAACCCAAGCCGTAGTGCGACGATTGCCCCCGGCGTAAGCGCATCATCCTCATCTCCTACAACGGAGTTCGCATCAACAGTTATCGACGTTGCTGTTGCTGATGCGTCAGCAGCGACAGTCAAAACACTCTGCTGCCCCGTAGATATCCGTTGGTGCAGTAGCGTATCGCCGACTTTAAGGGCTCCAACGATTCCTGGGGCTTTTATGCCAATCGTCGTATCTGAGGATATCCCGGAAGAAAGGAGTCCGTACTGTTCGCCCTCTTTTGTTATCTCGGCTGTTATTCGGTTCGACTCAACCCTGAGTTCGCCCGTTGCATTCCCGGCGCCATAAAGCGGATCACCTATTGTTACCGCAAACGTATTTGAGACGAACGAGATAGAGACGTCACCGATTGCCGTGTCCGCGCTCAATTCTAGTTCGATGGGGTCCGATCCGTCAGCAGGAACGATTGTAAGCGTTTCTCCTGATCTTAAAACCTGTGTCACTGCAGACACACTCATAGAGGTTCTTGCACCTGATCCAAGCGTTCCCCCGGCAGTACAAACGGGACCGCCTTCAACGAGTAAGGAAATGGACTCTTGCGTTTTTATAAACGCTGATCGAACCTCGGCCTCTGTCAGTTTTATCCCGGCAGGATATCGGAGTACCTCAGACAAGTAGATAGGGTCAATAGAAAGAGTCTCAGCCCCAACAGCAGCAGCCGTATCAAGCCGGACCGATATGAACCCACCGCCCGGGGGAATAACTACCAATAGCGATCCATACTCGAGTCCCTTCTCGAGTGGTTCAACGTCTAATTCGCTGATCTCCCCAATGGCATAAGGGGCCGTAGTGATTGCGATATTGTCAAAGGATGATGCATTATCCAAAGACGTAGTAAAATCAGAAGTAACCGTGTTGGCGATATTCAGCGCATCCTTGAGGATAACGGTCCATCCGGTAGCCGTCACCGAGGCCGTTGCCAAAGTTTCTGTACAGTCAACGGATATCTTTCTACGGTAGGCATCAAGTCTGTAATGGGTGCAAGCGTATTGGCTGCCGTCATAAGAAAGGGCTTGATGAGGCAGGTAGTCTGAGGTTCCCTTGAGTCGGAGCGTACCAATGAGGCGTTTCTGAATAGTCCTCCCTTGAATCAGGTTCTCCTTGTTCCATAGGTAGTCAATAGAATTCCCGGTAGTCGAGCCTCCTGAGTAAGCCCCGGACTGCCAACCTGATGTTGGTATATCCACACCACCGTCCGAAAACGTTAGCCGGGAAATGTGTATTTCACTCGGGCCATCACCGAGGATGAACTCGTATCCATCGTCGGTTTTGGAATTGATTGCTACTGTGTTCTCAAGAGTCGTTTCAATGCCTTTCGTAACAGTCTCTCCATTCGGGAGAGGAGTTAGGCCGACTTGGTCCCAAAGGAATTTATCAATCTCATACGATGATGAACCAAGATCAACGGTGTCGACACCGTTCCAAAGGTGTAACCACACTTTCCCCGGTGTCCCCGGGGCTGCAACAATACGCTTTAGCGACTTCCACGAATGAGGCAGCGCGTCAACCCTGTTCTTGTAGTAAACACCCGATAAAACGGATTTCCACGTTTCGTCCGTATCGTCATAAGCAAGCCAAGCTCCCGATAGGTCCTGCTGAGACAGGGACCAAAACATAGGACGGGAAAGGCGTGAGTTGACCCACGTTCCATCTCCTTCTGCGTCAATCTTGAGGGCGCGAAACATACCTGACAACTGCATTTGAGTGTCGGCATTTATAAACCCGGCAGATTGAGACCTGTTTTTCGTGGCAAGGTTAGCAACCGGGCCGGAGGTGTAGACTACCGAGTCAAAGGCTAGTGAATTAGTTGAGTTGTGTCCACGCGCATACGACTCGCCCGCCCCAACTGCTGATGCGGTCCAGTTATCAGGTTCAGATGATGTGATATCCTCGAAATCACCGTTTTCAATGAGGATTTCGTCCCGTATTCCGTGAATGTATTTAGTCTTGGACTTGCGTAGTGCCGAGGCTCCTGTGATTTCACCATCAACAGTTAACTCAATATCATTCGCGCCCGCCACGCCTGAACCAACGACGATAGGGGTAACGGTTCCTATTGAAGCGGACGTCACCGCCGTTCCGGAGGCATCATACTCATATACCGTGTAGGATGCACCCCGGGTTAAGTAGGACTGAGTAACAAACCACTTTCCTCCGACCTGCATCACCCGCATTCCGAAACGAGATGCGATTTCCTTCATTACTGTGTAGGCCGAATAGGTTGCTCCCGTATCGGCTAATAACCAACTCTGATTTAGTTCAACCGTATTAAGCGGGTCTCCGGAGATATCTGAGGAGTCCCGGAACGGGTACCAGTTCGAGGCAAAATTATTTGAATCGATCCCAAGATCAACACCGATCTTCGCCAATGCTCTTGAAAGGACTACGGATAGTTTTTCACGCCCGGTGTAGTTAGTCCCCGAATTATCGTAGGCCCGACCTTTTGAAAGGTCTATTCCACACAATGCCCTAACGGTAACATTCCGCTCTGTGTCATTAAGGGGTTTTGACTGAATCTCGGATTTTACGAAACCTGCCCAAAACAGGGCCGAATCTCGTTCGATCTCAATTATTACCTCATCCTCATCTGATTCAGAGATATCCGTCCGGAAAGTGCCTGAACTATCATCGTGAACAACAACCTCTGCCTGAGAGGCCATATTCCATTTTAGCAGATCAGCAACCCCTCCAGAGCCGTACTTGAGGACCAAGAACGGATGAGCGAGTTCAACCGCGGTGATGCCCCCGCCGTAACCCTTGAACTTGAAGTCTATTTGGTAAGAGTGAACACCGTCTAATGTGTCAAACGTCTCTCTGTATTTTGTGCCCCACGCCATCAGCTTAGTCCTCCTCTATCATAGCGGTCCGTGATTCGTTGATTCACGATCCATATATCTTCCCCTTTGATAACGCCCTTGAGATCCATCACACCGCCACCGGATCCACCGAGGTTCGATTGCGCGTTCGGGATAACGTGTGAGCCTCGAGGCAGGATAACCTCCTCTGGACCACGTTCACCGACGATGGCGCGACCACCCGAGAAACCACGTACACCGCGCTCAAACTTGGGAACGGCAGCGTTGAATATCATACTCATTCCGGCTCCGGCAGCAGCAGCGATTCCAATATTGAACGGGAATGGTACCGTTTTGATAATCTTCGCAATTTGCGTGGCGATTGATTCGGCTAGGCGGGCCTTGATTGCAGACCGAACCGAGTTCAATACGGATGCCAAAGCCTCTTTTGCGGACTTGGATTCCGAAAGGTTCGACTGGATAATATCTAGCACGGCAGACTGTACGCGCCGGGCCTCCTCCTCTTTCGCTTCTGCGACCCTAATTGATAGGGCCTCCTGTGCTTCTGCGTTGGCAATGCCCGCTTCAAGCAGTATTGCCATATGCTCCTGTTGGAGTGCTAAAAGGGCTGCATTCTGTTCCTGCTTGGTAGCCAAGAACTCAGCATCCATTTCTGCTAGGCGTTCCTTTTCCTGCCCTTCCACTTCGGCGGTATACGCGAGTTCAGCAGCCGAAAACTCCTGAGTCAATGCAAGTACGTCCGCTTCTTGCTCTTGTTTTAACTCAAGGAGCTTCGCAGCGCGGGCCTGAGCGACTTTAAAGAACTCATCCGACCCGTTAACCTCGTTTGATAACAAGGTCGCTGTCTGCTCTTTCTCGAGAAGGAGAACGGCATCGTGATATTCTGCAAGTTGGGCCAGTTTCAGGGAATTGTTCTCCTTGAATAACTGGGTAGACTTGGCAATCCTTTCGGCTTCGTTCTTTAGTGCCTCATCATCTATTATCGGTGGGATTTCCTCTTCACTACCTGATCCTGAATTGGCGCCACTTCCGCTATCACCAACACCCGGAAGGGACGTTGCCGATTCCCCAACATCATCAAGCCGGGTAGCGAACGTAGCCAAGCTGTCGTTGGCATCATCTACGAGACCTTTTAAACCCTTTACTGCCCCGGAGAAAATACCGAGCTTTTCAACGGCGGTTAGCAGACTAGAAACACCATTAACAACGATACCAAAGAAGCGAAGCCATTTAGCAGCAACGTCAGCGATTTCCTTCCTGAACTTGTACATAAGTCCTATCAGGATCGTGATTGCTGCCACGACTGCGCCTACTGGGTTCAATGCCATTGCAAGGTTGAGCCCTTTTTGTGCAATAGTCGCTATAAATACGGCGGTACGGTACGCAATAAGCGCAGCCGTAAGGATAGCCGTGATCTGTGCTGCCTCCTTGATCTCTCCGTTGTACTTAACGAGAAAGTCAATCGTGCTAATTATAAGATCAAGGGCTGTCGATAGCGATTCAGCAACAGCCTTCCCCATCTCCTTTACGAACTTGGAAACATCGTCACGTTGAGAGAACTTGTTTAATTCCGTGATGGTGTCCTTTACTCCGGGGATCAACTCTCCGGCGAACATATCTTTCAGGTCCTCTACTCGGGCCGTGAACTGCCTTGTCTGCGCTGCGACCTCAAACTGAGTGGCCTCAAGGTCCCCCATAGCAGGACCCGCTTTTTTCGTAATCAACGTCAGGGTAGCTAGGACCTTTTCTTGCTTGGTCAACTCTTGAGTTAACTTCTTCCCGGTCTGAGAATACGCTTCAACCTTGATTTCTTCCTCACTCAACGTCACGCCCAGGAGCTTCAATCGCTCACGTTCTCCAAGAAGTGCTGAGTTGATTGCCCGGAAAGTCTGCTCTGCCGGGACGTTCATAAACGAAGTCAGGTCCCCGGCTGTTTTCGCGATCTGGATTGAAAGGTCTGCCGAAGCATCTTTTGAGACCCCAATACCTTGAAGGATAAACGCGGAGGTCGAGGTCATTTCTTGACCGACCGCCTTTGTTAGGCCCGCCATATTCGCCCATACGTCTAGGAACTCATCTACCTTTTTGGTGGAGGTTCCAAATACTACGTTGAACTTGTTCTGCGTCTCTATGAGTTCAGAACCACGACCGATCATTTCGAGTCCCTGCCGGGCCAACTCCTTTATTGCCCGGCCCGTTGCTTGGATTGCCGAAGCCATAAGATTCCCGACCGCCATATTGAATGACTGACCGAGGCTAAATCCCGCCTTGCCCGTTTTGTCGGATTGTTTCTCGAGAGACTTAACCGCTCCATCGAGAGACTTAATGCCCTTAACGGCCCCTTTTTCATCTAGGACCACTTCGATGTTCAGGGTACGATTTCGGGCCATTTTATTAACTCTTTATTTGGTCCTTTAAGTGGGCACCATTAACTGATATTCTACCCCAAAACACAAAAACTTCTTCTATATCGTCATTTAGGATCCGTTGATACTCCGAATAAGGGGGAGGATTACCGTCTGAATCAAGGGCTGCAAGAACCCTCATTACTGTAACGCTCCCCGAAGCACCCGGCCTACCTGCTCTTTTGAAGAGGGGAATGAGGCGAGCGTTCGCCCTTTCCAACGCTCCATGAAGCTGTGCAAAAAAAAATCCGTAATGACGTAGTACCCGATCCCACTTGCCCGGTCTATGGGCATACTTGATAACTTAGGGGGCTTTACGAGAACAGCATCACAGAATGCTTGGAGTTGATCAACCGTTAGGTCGAGAGAATCGAGTACCGCTTGAGGGTTTTCTATCACTCGGTCAATCTCGGCTCCAATAGCAAGGCAAGCCCGCTCGAGCCGATTAAAGGTTACAGGAGTTTTGAAGGTAAGCTTGAACTTGCCCTGTGCTTCCCGCCTTTTTCTTCGGTTGAAAAACATTTTACGCAGTCCTGTCGGTTTCAATAGTTGATCCTGAATTCCCGCCTGTGGCCTTGAAGCTGATCCGGGTATAGTTTTCACCACCACCAGCAGGACGAAGATTCGATTTTGCGTTTGACACCCTACAACCCTTTTCGCCACCATTGACGAGTTTAACGGCTGCCCCGGCGTTATCCTCGCCTGTAAAGCGAATCCATTGACGTTCTCCCGGGGTAGGCAGATTTGATCCATAAGCAAGAACAGAGCCATCAAGCTCCACCGCGTCCTGATCGTCTCCACCTTCTCCCATCCGAACGCCAATAATGCTCTCAAGGCCGGGTTCAAGGTCCTCCGCTAAGAAGTCCGTGATATCAACCCAATTAGGCCCAACGGACACCGCAGCGTTATCGGCTACGGCATCCGTGAGTCCACGTTCAAGCACTAAAGAACCCGCAGCCAAAGCCGTCAGGACTTTGTAGGCCGTAGTGTGGCCCGCAAAGGTTATCATATCGCCAATAGCGATTGTGCCGGACCCGGTATCAAGGGCAATCGTAACGGCTCCGGCAGCATATCCACCACCATTGTTTACGAGATATCCAGTACCAGTTCCTTTCGTTTGACCGAATGGATAGTCGGGGCAGTATGAAATTCCTGAAATGTGCATTTGGGGTTCCTGTTTTTCGGGAAACTAGGTTATGACTTAGGTTTGATCTGTTTCAATCGTTGAACCTGAATTGCCACCTGTCGATGAGAACTCGATCCTATTGAAACTTTCGCCACCGCCAGAGGGTCGCATATTCGATTTGGCCACGCGGATTCGGCAACCACGCGCACCGCCATTGACCAACGCTACGGAGTTTCCCGCATTGTCCTCGCCTGTAAAGCGAATCCAAGTACGTGTTCCTGCTGCCGGAAGCGTGGCTCCAAGAGCAAGAAAAGCACCGTTTAGTTCCACGCCGTCTTGTTCATCACCGCCTTCTCCCATACGGGTTGCGATAATGTTTTCAAGGCCCGGCTCGAGATCCTCTGCGAGAAAATCGGTAATGGCTTGCCACGTAGGAGAACCACCGGAACCCCAAGTGTAGTTTGTTGCGAAATGAATTGCTGAAATATGCATTGTATTAGGGGTTAGGCTGCTTTGAAGGAATCATTTATCGTGAGGCCGATACGGTCCACGAAGCATTCGTCTTGACCGATCATAACTTTTAGTTGTTTTGACCGGACACGTTGAATATGGAATCGGGTTTGCTCGGAGGCTGCTTTCAGGAACTTTGACCGCATAGTGTCCAAGTTCGAGTAAGACCCACCGTTCCCGTTGGGGTTATGGGGAGCGTCAATAATCCATACTCCGTACTGCATTGTCCCTTCATAGGAGTCCCTGAGTCCGGAGGAAATCTGTTCCATATCCATATCCCGGTCGTAAATAACCAAGACAGGATATTTGATATACTCGCTTGCGGGTTCATCTGATACCTCTGCAAAAAGAGGCACAGACGAATCCCTCACCTTTACGGCAAGTCCGGCAGCTATGAGTTTATCTACGTTGGTCTGCATTATAAAAACCGACTTATGACGGCGTTCATTTTAGGCTCTATCAAAGGGTTGTAAAACGCAAAGGCTTGATCCATAAAATGGATTCCCTTTGTCCCTTTCTTGTGAATCTTCCACCTTACGGCGTAAGCGATACTGTCCTTTTCTTTTCCAAAGGCTCCGAATTTGTCCCGGGCCCACTTTTTCAAGGGAGCAATCGGGACCCATCGGGGGGGAGTATCTTCTTCAACGAAGATGGCGTGAGGAGCGTCTGAGTTTGGACCAACCGTAAGGATTGAGGTAAACAATTCAAGCCGAACCTCCTCCTCTATCGAGTTGATCAGGTCTCCTGTGGCCTTCTTCCCTGCTGCCTCTAACACGTTTATGATATAACGCCTAATATCACCGCCTATCATATTCAATTCGCGCCGGAGAGCATCATACATCTGCTCATATTCCTTCCCGATATCGAAATTGGCGATAATCTTGATCATAACGTGTAAACCGTATCGTTCCCGGGGCTTGTTCCGTAAGGTTGAAGCCCGGTCGAGGTATGCAGGGTAGACAGTAGGATATGCCCCTCTTTCAATATCTGATTCCGGTACCCAATGGATTCCCGGTAGCTCATAATATCAAGGGTATTTTCCACCATCCCGGATGAGCGGACGAATCCGCCTTTCCGGGTAACTCTGAGGTTGAGGCGGTTGAATGAATAGTACAACGCTATCCTCGCAACCACCGACTTCAAAGTTTGGTAGAACGCGCTCGAGGCACCAAGCGCAATTATCTCATCGTACCGGGTTGTTCCAAGAATCCGCTTAGACTCAATGATGGCCAACTCGTAACCGTGAACAAGAATAGCATTCCCTAGATCGTCAAGGGGTTGCTGATTCTCGTAGAGGACGTTTTCCTCTGCTACAAATTTGCCGTCAATGATCTTGGACATTGGGTATTACTCGGCTTGATCTAGGAATTCCTGGAGGTTCTTTTTGGTAACAGCCCCACCTTTCCCGGTTCCGACAACATCATCGAGACTTACGTCATTCTCGAGAGCGAACTTTTCGACGGCAGACAGTTTTTTTGTCTCATCGTACAGTTCCATCGTCTTGGAATCGAAATCGGTTTCGTTTATGACTGCAAAACCATCATCATTGACGACTTTTACAGTAGGTAGCTTTGCCATAATTCAGGGCCTCGTTTTTTTACTTGAACAAAAAAGGTGGTGGTCGCTCAAGTAACGATAACGCGGGTTGGCATCACCTCACTAGGAGGCAAGATGATGAGCTACCCAACTTTAACCCGCGACTCTGACAGCGAGGGCAGCGCGAACGAGTTTGACGCCATAAAGGATATCAAAGCTCCATCGGGTCCGCTTGTGCTCCCGAGATACTTCCAATCGAAGCGTAAGGCCCGACTTAGCATCTGAGATTGTACGGATGATGTTTCCAAGACCATTACCCTCTGCCTCAAGCGAACGGGTCGCAAGGGCAAAAGCATCACGGTGGAACGCCATATTTACAACGTGAGAAGCCTTGAACGTGATAACCGCATCATTGTCAGGGGCAACGACCAATCCGGGAAGGAATTCCAATCCTGCCAAGGCGTTAGCAGCAGCCGTAGCAGCAGCCGTGACCACGTAGGTTTGGGAATCTCCGGCGATAGTAAAAATATCACCAACAACGACCGTTCCGGTCAACGTGGTTTTATCAATATTCATCGTGGTAGCGCCAACGGCAGGTGTACCGTTAACAAGAGGACTCGCCAATAGCGTTCCTGCTGTATGCGTTGGTACCTGCTGATCAACGAACCAATCGAAACCGACTTTGCGACCAATGACACCTTCTTTGATGATTCCTGAATCAGCAGAGAAGCCAGAGTCAGCGAAATCAGAAAGGTCAATAGCGTTTGCTTCTGCATCCGGATCAAGAACCATTCGAAGGTCTCCCAACGGTGAGTTCTGATTCAACAGGGTCTTACGAGCCTGAGTCGCTACTGCGCGGGTGGATGCGAATGGGGTTGTTGCTGCCGTCCCTACATACCCGTAAATACCTTTGTATTCAGCGAATATATCAGAGTTCACCTGATTTGCTAGGGATTTCACGGCTGCGGAGGCTTGCATTGGGATTGTCCCTTTCATAGCCTCTTTCTGCTCTTTATCCGTGAGATAAAAAGCTGCTTCGTACCATTTGTTCAATTGGATCTGAACTTTGGTCGGAGCCACTCCTTCCGTAGCAGGTGGCGTTGCGCCCGCTGTTACGGCTGCTGCTGCAATAGCAGATGGAATGTTTACGTCGATGGTGTCCCCGATTTCCGCAGCCTCAGAAGAGTAATTACGGTTTACTAGGAACGGCAAAATTGTCTGACTACGCAATGCCAAAAGGCCCTGTGCGAGAATCTGAGGAACAACTTGCGTTAGATCGTTGGCTGCCATTTGATTCGGTTGGTTTTACCGGATCTCAGGCCCACTTAGACAACTGTGATCTCCCCTGATGCGATCTTCTCAACATCTACGTCACCCTGCGCCATTGATTGACTAGAAACTGTTTTTTGTCCCGATCTGCCAGTAGCACCAAACTTGGTACCCTCCGGTTTACGATCCTCAAAGTAGTCTCCTGATTCATCAGACTTGCGGAGCTTCACGAATAGCTTATCAGGACCCGCATAGTTCGCGCCGTCATAGACGGGGTTTCCTAGCTCATCCTTAAAGTAAAAATCGTCCCGCTCCTCATCGAAGGTGAACATCGTAGCAACCGATTGGATAAACTCAGGGTGTTGCCCTTTAAATATCGTCCTTAGTCTCGACTCCTTGACTCCGGCCTCCGGTGCTGCTTTGTGAATTCGATTCATCAGCCTATCACTTCGTCCGGAGACTACCTGATCAGTTAACGTATCGACTTTTGCTTGGAGGGGAGTAACAAGTTCGCCTATGACCTGTTGCTTGATTCTGTTGAGTAACTCGGGATCGTCTTTTGAGACAGGTAAATTCTTGTCATCAAGCGATATCCCCCGGGCAGTCGCAATCGAGCGGAAATGCTCATCGTCAGATCCAAGTGCAGCGATTTTTCCTTTGTACTCGGTTTCTGTGGCTTTCTTCTGCGAGTTTTTAGCGTTTTCAATCGCTGTGTTAAAACTTGCTTGAGGAGTTACCACCAAACCCTGCTCAAAGGTCACGTTTGCATCTTCGTGATCTACTTCGTGAGTCTGATCTCCAATCTTGATTGTGATTTTCATACCTGAGGTTGTTGTCTAGGGGCTTTCAGTAACGCCCACACCGTTCGTTTTTTGGGTAGTATACCCTCGTTTTTTTGCCTTTGAACGTAAAAGGCTCTCCAAGAGGTCAGGAGCGGGTTGAATCTCCGCGCCGGGGCAATGTTTCCACTACCCCGGCTTAGAGAAAATCGCCAATGAGCGACCACCGGATTGAACGTATGGACAAAATCAGTCTTTATCAAGTGGGTCTATTAAAAAAAGGGGAGCCCCGGGAGACTATCAAGTTCCGGCCAATGCTTCCCGCGTGATAGAGGGGAGTTTACGGTATTCCTTGAATTGCAGGATTTCATCCAACAGGAATTCTGCTATCCGGCAGAGCATTTCCTGATCCTTTGACCGAACCGATACACCGATGTGATCACAAATCTGCCACGCCATATGAATACATTCGTGCGCTATCGTCGGGATCGGTGTCTTTTTGGGGAGTAACATAACCATCCACCCCCTCCCGTCCGGATCTGTGAGGTACAGAGCACACCCTTTCGTCATTGTGAAATTTAGGACTATGCCTTTTTCCTTGAGCCATTCTTGCAGTTCATATCGTCCGTGCCAAATATGAACATAACTTGTGACAAGGGGAACTGAAATTCGTATATCGGGAATGTATTCACTATCCATTAAAATCCACATAGGCATCGTGGGCAATCTGCGTTGCTTGCTCGACTTGAATCCGGATATTGTCGGTCTTGATCTTCGAAACAGGTTTTGCGCCGGGTCGCGTATTCACGGCCTCCATAGCTTTTCTCACTTCCTCTGCACCGGGAACGCGGGGTATGACCGGGGTTCGTTTCGGGTCCCCCCAGTTCTCAGGCGGTCGCATTATTCGGGTGACGTAGTCCTGACAGTGCGGGTGGGGCAGCGAGGGAACCGTAGCCGGGTAGTATATACCGGGGCCGAATCCGTGAAGATTCAATTCCTTTAGTCCGTCACAAACATCAGGAGCGTGGCCCATTGTAGCGTGTTGTGCCGATACGTGCCATTGCAACAGGTCTACCATTGGGGATTCGTGAGAAGCGAGAGCATCGGCTTCGTGGTACATCGAGTTCATTTCGTGGATAAGGGTCCGCTTTGCGTTCGTGTACATACCCCGGCCCGGCGTAGCGATATCGTCTTTCGCCCGGCCCGCCCGAGTAATTCCCCGGCGTACTGCCTCGCCACGCGCCCCGAGGTTTCGTAGCGCCTTCTCAACGTGTGGATGCTGAGACACCTGCCTTAGAAGTTGATCGGACGTTTCCCTTGATGGCCTTCCAATATTCTTAC